TCACCCCATCCAAGCGCCATCCGTATAGTGACGATCGAGCGGCTTCATCCGCCGCAGCCGCCCCGGGCGGGGCTCTTCATAAGCGACGCACATCAGGCCGAAGGCATCGGCGCCGTGGGATGACCAATCGTGCTTCGGCCCGAGGCCGATGCCGCGCATTGCGTCCCGCCGCTCATGATACCAGCCCAGCGCGTCTCGCCCGCCGGCCGTGCTCTCGTCGTCGAACCAGATGGCAGGGAAGAGGCGGCGGACCGCCTCGATCCGGGTCGCGGCCGCCCCGCGGCCCTGATTGGGGACGACGCTCACCTTGTAGCCGGCGTCGCGGAGCGCACTTTCGTAGGAGACGGCATAGACGCGATCGCTAGTCGCGCCGTCATGCGGTAGCCAGAAAGCTGCCCGATCGGGTCCATAGCCCATGCTCCTGAGCCAGGCGAGGTGGGCCGCGAGCGGCTGGCCCTGCGCTTCGTAGTAATCGCGGACGCGGATTTCGCGGCCGACGAACTGCGCGGGCCATAAGGCGAAGGCGTCCGCGCGAGCGCCTGCGCCACCGATGTCGCAATAGAGACGGATGGGCAGCAAAGGATCAAAGGCGACATGGCCGATGCGGCCGGTGGATTTCGCCTCGGTGAGCGAGGCGGCATAATAGGCGCCTTCAACGACCGATACGAAACCGCCCTCCCAGATATGCTCATAGCTGTCGGGGCGCAGGCGCTGGTCCTCGAGCCGGGCGTCTTCGAGGACCTGCGGGAAATATGGATTGTCGCGCCAGTTGAGCTCGACAATCCGGCTATCGGCCGGCGGGAACTCGCGGAAACGGCGGTGCGTAGCGCTACCCTTGCGCTCCGGATTCCACGTCACCCAGATTTCCGAGCCATGCTCACGCACGCTCGGAATCGCTTTTTGCCAAGCGGCCTCGCTGACCGGCTCGGCCTCGTCGACCCAAAGCAGTTTGATCCGGGCCTTGGACTTGATGCTGTCCAGGCTGTGGCGGAGGCCGGTGAAGCAATATTCGATTCGGCCGCAGCGGGTGCGGATATAGGTTTCCCCGATATCGTAATGGGCGTCGAGCCAGGGCTCGGAACGGATCGCCGCCTTGATCTCGGCCATCGAGCTTTCCTCAAGCGAATTCATATATTCGCGGCCGCACAGGATGACGCCCTCATCGCCCTCCTTGCTCCACATATAGCCGGAGACGGCGCTCATCTTGGCGAAGGTGCGGCTTTTGCCCGAGCCGCGCCCGCCCCAGGCGCCGCGATAGCGGGCCGGGCCGGAGAAGACGGGGATGAGCTTCGGCGGCGGCTTGATCCGGGCGATGCCCTCGGGGCCGGCGGCGCTCATTGTCCCCGCTCCCGCGCGATATCCTCCGCCGTGGGCGCGACCAGCTCGATGCGCGTAATCACCGGTCCGCCATTCTCACCCGTGACCTGCAGGGGCAGCAGGCGCGTCGCCAGCTTGTAGAAATCGGTCGAGTTGTCGAGCGCCCAATCGAGGAAATGGCCGTTTTCCCGGCCAGTCGTGTTTTGCATATCGGCAAAGACCTGGAGCATCGCCTCGCGGATGGCGACGGTGGTCTTGTTGCGCGAGCCTTTCTTGCGGCCGCCGGTTTTGGGACGCTTTTCGCCGGCCGGGATGCGGGGTGTGTAGGTGCGGGGCATTGGATTCTCCTTCGGTTGGGGTTGGGTAGTGAGCGCTGCTGCCGAGGCGACGGCCGGGACGGAGCGTACGAAAAAGCGCCCCAACGGCGATCTGCCGCGGGCGCAATTCCGATGATCAATTTCGCCGCCCTATCTCGAACCTGTCATTGGCCTGGCCCGTGGTGATAAACTCAACCGACTCGACATGACCCCATTGACGGCGCACGATTGCGATCACCATTGCGATACTGAGTCGATCCGAGGGGAGAGGATCATGACCGCACCGCGCCCGATCCAGCGCGTTTTTTCTCGCCGTTTTCGCGGGCATGGCCATCGTTACCACCGCCGCCGTTGCTTGGGGGCCGCCCGGCCATACTGAGGTGGGCGCAGTTGCCGATGAGCTGCTGAAGGAGAATCACCCGCGCGCCGCCGCCCAGATACGGGCGATCCTTGGCGACATCACTTTGGCTCAGGCGGGCCCGTGGGGCGATTGCGTCCGCTCAGTCACCGGTCCAGCCGACGGTTTCCATTACACACCCGCGCCCGACTTCCGCCCGCCATGCCTCGTCTTTGAAGGCGGCGCGCGACAGGCCTCAATGGAGAGCTACGTCCGCAACAATTGGAGCACTTGGGACCAGTGCAAGAACGAGCGCGACGGCTGCCATAGCCAATACCACTTCGTCAACATGGCCTTGCAACGGCTCCGCTATCATTTCGGCGACGTCGGCACCCGCCCCTACGACATTGTCCAAACCATGAAGGCCGCGATCACCGTGCTGCAGACGCCCGACTGCAGCGGGCCACAACCGCCAGACACCACCGAGGTGCACGCTCCTGGGAATTTCCATTTCACCTGTAGTCAGGCGCTGATGATGCTCGTGCACCTAATCGGTGACCTGCACCAGCCGTTGCATGTAGGCTCGATCTATCTGGACGAGCAGGGAGGCCGCGTCGATCCTGATTCCTCTACCTCGGAACGTGCCCGCGCATTGGATTCCAAGGTAACATTCAATTTCGGCGGCAATTCACTTACCTGGCCGAACCCGGGCCCCCGTGGAGGAATACTCAAACTGCATTCGGTATGGGACGGCATTCCCTCGATTCCGCTGAGCGATTCCGTGGCCGCCGCGCGCCAAGTCACGCCCACGACGGGATCAATGGACGGATGGGTGGAGCAATGGGCGAACGATACGCTTATACAATCCCGTCACGCGTTTGAGGGCCTGACCTTCGGCTCCAAGCACGGCAACACTTGGCGTGTGAATTTCGGCAATCAAGACGACTACGACGGTGCTCGGGAACGGATCCAGCGCGAGCAGATCGCTAAGGGCGGTGCTCGGCTTGCCCAGCTGTTGGCCACAATCTGGCCGGATTAGGCACCGCCGGGCCCGGCCGGCTGTTAGGCTTGTATCGTTCCTAGCACAGCACGCTTGCCATGCACGGGCTCCGGCTGGCACTCCTTGCCCATGGGCCGCCCGATCATCGCCTCAATGCCATTTTGGCTGGGTGTCGCCACTGCGCTGGCAGGGCTGTCACTCCTGATCGCGGCGGGGAGCTTGTGGCTAAGCTGACTGCATCCATGCTCTCCGATTGGTGAACTCTGACCTTCTGGAGCGCGAGGGCGCCAGCCAAGGTGGCGCGACTTGGCAGCTCGTCCTTCCCCGGATCAAACAGCTTCAGGCCGGGCTCGCCGGCTCACCCACCTAGTGACAGGCGCGCGGAAAATGTCCCCAGCCGGGCGGCCTAACCGGCAGAGTCGCCTTGACGCTTGCCGGCAGTGACGGGAACGGGTCGATCCCAGCACGGCGCGCGATGTCGTCGATAGGGACGATTGTGCAGACCGTCGGCTTTTCGTTGGTCGCTACAAATGCCAGCGCAAAACCGCGCGACGGCACGAAGATCGCCTTGAACGTATGCGACGGTATTGCGATCCCGTGCATAGGCGGCCGGCTCGACTCGAACAGCGGACCAGTGACGACGAATACTGAGCCTTCGCTGCCGCCCAGCGCGTGCACCGCGCCCTCGAGCCGCGCCCAGAGCCCGCCGTTAAGCCCCCCATTTTGCGGCACGACATTGGTAATCACGTAAGTGTCGGCCTGCGCCGGCTCATCGCCGGCGTCATTATCGGGCGTCATGTGCCCACGTTGAAAGCGCCGGTCGGTGTAATCGCTATTCCTCGCCTGTTGTGTCGCGCTCAAACCAGCCTGCGCGGCGAATGAAGTGATGTTCGCGCGATCGAAGCCGGCAGAGCCGCGCACCATAGCCGCTGTCAGTTCGTAGGATGTCCAGATCGGATCGTGCAGTGCGGTCGAATAGGAGAGCGCGTAGAAGCTGTGGCAGAAAACCTGCCCGTTCGGAGCAGTGGGTGCGACCACAGCCGGCGCCTGCCCGCCGAGATAAAACTGGAGGCAGGGCGGCGGGACTGGCGGCGCCGGATCAACATGGTGCGAGGGCGCCGCAGTCCGGTGCCTGGCGGCAGGGGCGGAGGATGAAGCGAAAGCCAGCAGCATCGCTAGCGGTGCGAAGAATTGTCGAAGCATGTTCATCCTGCCTTCCTCCCCGAACCCGCGCCCCCGCGCGGTGCCGCGATTGCGCCCGGCGGCCCTAGTCGCTCGATACCCGCAGCGCATCCAGCGTTGGCGGCGTGATCGTGCCGGTTTCTTCGAGATCGCGGCTGCGCTGGAACTCGCGGAGCGCGGCGCGCGTGGCTGGACCGACCGCGCCGTTGATCGGGCCATCGTAAAAGCCCTGTGCAAGCAGCGCGATCTGTACGCGGCGCACGATCGACGCGAAGCGCTGCGAGCGCCCCGGCATTGCAGGGAGCGCGTTCTGCGTCGGCGCCGTCGCTTCTGACGAGGCGGAGGGCGTGTCGAACAGCCCGCCTGTGCCTCGTGGCGGCATCGTGCGCGGCCCGTTCGGCGCCGGCATCAACGGGGGCGGCGGCGGAGGGGCCGGCACCGGCGGCGGCGACGTGCCGTAATCGGCATCGTCGTAGGGCTCGTAAGTCGCGCTCGACCGGTGGCTGGTATGACTCATATGGCTCGCGTGGCCGCCGCTGTAGCCGCCCGACGAATGGCTGGCATGGCTGGCGTGGCCGCCGCTGTAACCGCCCGACGAGTGGCTGGCGTGGCTCGCATGCTGCGCCAGCGTCACCAGATGATCCTGCGCGAAAGGACGCGGCGCGTCGGCCCGGTTCGGATCGTCGCCGCCGCTGGTAGTTACCTGCGGCACCGCGGCGGTCGCCGGATCGTGCGCGATGAACCCGGCCGCTAGCAGGCTCGGGATCAGGAATCGCCGAATCTTCTTGCCCTCGGTCATAGGGGCCTCACTCCCATCAATGCTTCGTCGTCGGGATGCCATTCGAAAAACCCGCAGCATCTGTCCTGCTCGCGGCAGCCCGCGCAAGCGGGCGTGTATTTGCGCTTCCAGTCCGAGATCGACGCCACGGCGACGTGCCGGTAGGGCGCCGGCACGGTGCAGCGCGGGAAGTTGAAAAGCTGCGCCCGCACGCCGTGAAGGAAAGCCGTGTCGAGTGCCGCCGCGACCGGCCCGAAATCGGCCGCGTGATCCACAAAAAGATCGCGCCAGCGGTTCTTCGCGAAGCCGGTACATTCCAGCTGCATGATCGACCACACTTCGACAAATCGCAGCCGCGTCGTCACGTAGCGCGCCAGTGCCGGCAGTGCCGCGACGTTGGAGGCGAGCAGCACGGTGCGCAGCTCGATCCGCGCACCGGCCTGGACGAGGTAGGCGAAGCTCTCCTCGAGCCGGGCAAAGGCTCCCGCCTTGCCGACGATTTCATCGTGCAGGCCCAGCGCGGGCGCGTAGAGCGGGATACCCCAGCTTACGCGCCGGAAGATCGGCTGGCGCAGCCGGGCGATGTCCTCCCGCTCGAAATGCTGCCCGTTGCTCAGCACGTGGAATTCGATATCGGGCCGCGCGGCCAGCACGCGCTCGATCATGCCCAGAAGCTGATCCTTGTAGAGCGTTGGCTCTCCCCCGGTGATGCCGATCAGGCTCCTCGGCTCCGCCAAGCGGCAGGCGTCTTCGAGTAAGGCGAAGCGGTCGATATGCGTCTTTTTGGGAGGCTGTGAGCACATGACGCAGAGCTGGTCGCAGCGCTCCGTCACGAGTAGCGTGTTGTGCACGCGTGGCTCGCCAGGCCGGCGCGCACGCAGCAGCCGCTCAATGCGCCCGGACGATCCCGGCCGGGCCTGCGGCTGTACCAGCACGACGTCGCCGTCGAGCTGGCCGGCCGGGACGCCATCGACTGCAATGAGGCCGTGCGCGCCGCTGAAGGCTCCACCTTCAGGCGTTTCTTCGACAAGGTAGGAATCGGTCGAAAGACAATCGCCTGCCGGCCCTGCCGGCCGCCGCGACCGGAGACGGGTGACGTATGGCCGCTCGGCTTCGGCCATCGCCGGAAGATTGAGCGGGATCATGCTGCGCGGATCCCGCCCGGCGCCCGCGTCCCGAGCGCGAGCGGCGTCCCCGGCAGCCGTAGCCAGCGGCTGAGCGAGTAGCTCACCGCCGGATCATCCTCGTAGATGAGGCTGAAGATGAAATCGAACAGCCGAAGATGCTTCCGGCAGAACTCGGTCTCCTCCCGGGGCATGTCGATACGCCCGTAACGGGCGATATCGTCCACGAGGTCGCGCCCGCAGAAGGGCTGGTAGGTGCAGCACTGGCAGGCCGGATCGCGCTGGTTGGTCGCGTGCGCGTTCAAGAGCCCCCGCGCCTCGGTATCCCACCCCGACGCGATATCCCCGATGGACAGGTCGATGACGCCGGAGCGCGACAGCATCCGTGCTTCGTCGGTCGGGTAGATCGTGCCGTCATGGTCGACCACGATGTAATCGACCCCCATCGGATTCGGGCTGCGCAGATCGACATGCCTCTCCCGGCCCGGCTGAAAGATGCGCCGCAGGCAGATCGTGAAATAGCTTTCGCTGAGCACCCGGCTCTTGTCCTGCCAGTTGAGCTCGATCAACCGGCGCACGAAGCGCTCATGATAATCGCGCCACGCCTCGCTCTGCTCGCGCGAATGGCTATGCCGCTTGCGCGCAAAGCCCTGATAATTGATCGGGCGCAGGAAGATGTGGTCGAGTCCGAGATCGGCGTAGCTGTCGATCAGCGCGTCGATATCCGGCGGGTTGATCGGATCGACTGTCGGCAGCGCCGAAACCTTGCGCGGCCCGTACCGGTCGAGCACGAACCTCAAGTTTTCCATGAAAACGCCGGTGGCGGCATCGTCACCCGTTCGATTGGCGCCGTGCGTCGCCGCGTCGCCATCGAGCGACGTGCTGATGAAGAGATCGGGCCGGTCGAACAGCCCAACGATTTCCGGGCTAAGCCGCTGCAGGTTCGTGCAAATCACGAACTCTCGATGTTCGAAGCGCTCGGCGCGTGCGATCACCGCGCGGATCAAGTCAGGCCGCAGCGTCGGTTCCCCGCCCTGAAACTCAATTTTGATCCGGTCGGTTGGAAGTGACTCGAGCAAATCCAGAACCGAGGCGAGCGTTTCGTCCGACCAGTCGAAGCCGCGCGCATCCAGCGCCGCGCGCGAGACCTGGCAGTAGCTGCAAGAAAGGTTGCAGCGCAGCGTCGGCACGAGGATGAGATAGTCCAGCGTCTCGGGCTGGTTCAGCCGCTGGCCTAGCGCGAAGGCATGGGCCACCGCGCCCAGCTCGTCATCCACGGCGATGGCGTGGCCCTCGCGGTGCAGGAAATCCATGTCGCCGGCCGATAGGGCGTCGCGGCCGAGCCGGTCCGCGAAGTCGGGGCTGGCCGCGAAGAACCGCCCGCTGTCGGTAACGCAGAGTGCGTCATCCGATCCGCGTAGCGGACGTGCACGAAGCGAGAGCAATGTCACGGCTGCATCACCAGCCGGCGCGGCGCAATTACACGGGACTCGGCGCGTACCATGTCATTTCCCCCATCGCGCGAAGATTAGGACGAGTCCGCCGCGCCAACAAGATTAATTTCCGTAAGATAGCGTCAAGTCGATTTGCCGATTGCGCCCCGGCAAAGCGCCGCTAGATTGAACGACGACAAGGGGGAATGCGTGGCGGAGTCGGTGAAGCAGCGCGCGGGCACTGAGTCGCGACGATTGCGTCGTTTCAGGCATCGTCGTGAATGATGACACCCAAGCCGCCCGCCTTCCGTGCGCCGAATGTCCAGACGCAGCCGACCTCCGGCGGCGGCCGCCTTGCTTGGGGCGTTCTTGTCGGCATCATCTTGCTGATTGCGGTGATCGGGCAATGCTCTTCGCGCAACAACGGCCCGGCTAATTCCGCGGCCGACACCAACTATGCCACTGACATGAGCAATGCGATTGCGGCGCAAGGGCCGCCCCCCGCGCCCGAGCCGCTGAATGCCGCCAGCATTAACCGCGGCGCCGCCCACCTTCGCACCGCCTTCGCCGCCGAAGGCTTCTCCGGCGCAATGATCTACAGCCAGAACTGCTACGACGCACTCGCTCGCCACTTCGCTTGGGCTAAGCTCGATCAGTGCGGCGCCTTCGACGTGCTCGCCGTCCGCTCGCTCGGCAAGGCCGACACAACCGGCCTCGATAACGAGACCGCTTGGTTCGACAGCGAAACCGCCGCCCAGCGCTACCTAGCGGCGTCGACCGGCGCCGGGGAGCCGGCCGCTGACGCTGACCGTCGCTTAAGCGAGTTACAGTCGCATATAGCGCGTTCGCGAACGGTGGGACGTCGCCCGGCAGTGTCCAGTCGCGACATCGGCAACACACTGAACGCGGCGATTGATGAAGACGAAGGCGAATAGGAGCCGGAGGGTGATGGCGCAGCGACAATCCTAATGAAGGCGCGTTACCGCCTTCGACGTAGGGTCGATCAGCCGCAGCTGCAGACCGATCACCGCCAAAGGAAGCGCCACGATCCCGGCCTAGAATGTGCGACGTCCTCATATGCCGCCTCAGCGTGAAGAGCCTGCCCGGGCGCCCGAGCTTTCTTGGGGTTTCGCGATCTCGGCGTCGCAGTCCGCGAGCCCGTAGCCACGGCTCCCGTCCATGAAGCCGGTGATGCTCCCTCAGATGACCGTGACGTCGCTTGCAGTGAGGGCAGGATGGCCGCTCAGAGTTGCGAACAAAATCGCGGCTCCGGCGCCGTTGCCATCGGCATCGTAATAAAGGTTGCCGGTGGTGGCATCGTAGAGAATGCGATCGTCGGCATCCTGGGCCGTTGTCCCCGTCACGAAGGCTCCGGGCGCGAGCGCACCCGCCGAGAGGCCGGTGAAGATGCCGTGCTCGAGGAGCAGGCGGTCGGTGCCCGACACGAAGTCCTGCACGAGATCGACGTTGCCTGAGCCGAGCGCATCGGCGAAGACGAACTGGTCGGCGCCGGTGCCGCCGGTCAGAACGTCGTTGCCGGCGCCGCCATTCAGCTGGTCGTCGCCGTCGCCGCCGCCCAGGGTATCGGAGCCGCCCAGCCCGGCAAGAATGTCCGCGCCCGCGTCGCCGAACAGGACGTTGGCGCCGTTCGTCCCCTGGATGAACTGGCCAAAGCCGTTGCCGGCAAGATCGATCGCCGCGGTGCCCGCCGGATCGACGCCCATCAGGGTCTCGATCTCCTGACCCGCCGAGAGGGTGTAGCTGACGCTGGTCAGGATCCGGTCATCCCCTTCGCCGGCGAACTCGACCAGTGAGTCGCCGGTCCGGGAGATATAATACCAGTCGTTGCCGGCCCCGCCCTGTAGCGTCGAGTTCGCATCTGCATTGCCGACCAATATGTCGTCGCCGCCCAGCCCGACGAGATAATCGCTGCCGCCGCCGCCGGTCAGAACGTTCGCCCCGGCATTCCCGTTGATCACTTGCCCCAGGGCGTTGCCGGTCAGGCTGATGGCCGTCGTCGCAGCCGGATCGACGGCGCTCAAGGTTTCGATCTCCTGGCCCGCCGAGAGCGTGTAGCTCACGCTGGTGAGGATGCGGTCATTCCCTTCGCCAGCGAACTCAACGAGAGAGTCGCCGGTCCGGGAGATATAATACCAGTCATTGCCCGTCCCGCCCTGGAGCGTCGAGGCGGTGTCGGCATTGCCGACCAATATGTCGTCGCCGCCCAGGCCGACGAGATAATCACTGCCGCCGCCGCCGGCCAGAACGTTTGCCCCGGCATTCCCGTTGATCACTTGCGCCAAGGCGTTGCCGGTCAGATCGATGGCCGTAGTCGCGGCTGGATCGACCGCGCTGAGGGTCTCGATCTCCTGGCCCGCCGACAGCGTGTAGCTCACGCTGGTCAGGATGCGGTCATTCCCTTCGCCGGCGAACTCGACCAGGGAGTCGCCCGTCCGGGAGATATAATACCAGTCATTGCCCGTCCCGCCCTGAAGGGTCGAAGCGGTGTCGGCATTGCCAACCAGCACATCGTCGCCGCCGAAGCCGACGAGATAATCCGCGCCGCCTCCGCTGATTAGGACGTTGGCGCCCGCATTGCCGCCGATCACCTGCGCCAGAGCGTTGCCGGTCAGGTTGATCGCGGTGGTGGTGGCCGGGTCGGCCGCCGCCAGCCACTCGACCTCCTGGCCGGCCGAGAGCGTGAAGCTCACGCTTGCCAAGATGCGATCATTGCCTTCGCCCGCGGCCTCGACGATGCTGTCGCCGCCATTGTACACATAGAACCAGTCGTCGCCCGTTCCGCCATAAATGGTGATCGGGGCCGACGCGTCGCCAAAAAAAGTGTCGTTGCCGCCGCGCCCTTCGAGGACGTCGGCACCGCCCCCGCCGAACACTATGTTCGCGCCTGAGTCGCCCACGAAGTAGTCGTTTTTGGTCGAGAGCACGAACCCCTCGATGCCGGAGAAAGAGTCGCCGGCCGCGTCTCCGGTGTAGACGCCGGTGGTGAGATTGATCGTCACACTTTGCGTGGCGTCACTGTAACTGGCCAAGTCCAGTCCCGTATCGCCGACGAGCGTATCCGCCCCCGCGCCCCCGATCAGGACATCGTTGCCGGCCCCTCCATTGATCGTGTCCGCGCCGGCCCCGCCCGCGATAATATCATCGCCGTCGCCTCCCGAGAGGGAGTCGGCGCCGTGGCTGCCAATCAGCGTGTCCGCGCCACCCCGTCCGTCGAAGACCACTCCAGCCCTGCCATCGTCTTCAAAGGCGTCGGTGGTCACCTCTATCACGTTCGCGCCATCGTCCCCGTAAGCCGAGGACGCATAGCCGGACATCGCGGTGATCTGGATGTTCTCGATGCTGACAAGGGTCGAGGTCGGCCCGGCGAGGGGGCCGTGCGCCGCCCCGGCCGCTAGGTCTGCCGTCCAGCCGAAAGCGAGCACGAGGGTGTCGGTGCCGGATCCCCCATCGGCATATCCGTAACCGGTGGCATAGAAGACGAAGGAGTCATTGTCGCCGCCGCCGAGCGCGACGTCGCCGTATCGAATATTGAACGTATCGTTTCCGCCGAAACCTGCGAAGGTGTCCGCATAGTCGAATGAGCCCGTGAACACATCGGCATAGTTCGCCCCATAAAGGGTAAGCCCGCTCTGCGCATTTTGCAGCGTGAAGTAGTTACCCCCTAGGAGGCTTCCGTAGATCGTCTCCACGCCACGGACATGGAAGGAACCGACGTTGAAGGACCCCGTATCGGAATAGTCGTCCGTGAAGAACATTATCTCGAAGCCGACGAAGACGTTGCTGGCATCAAGGGTGTCCGCATCGGCGCCCCCATCGAGGGTGGTGCGGACCGTGCTGGAGCTTATCCCGGTGAGCAGGAACGTGTCGTTTCCCGCTTGGCCGTTCGCACTGTCGCCAGCCTGAATGTGGAATGTGTCATTCAGGGAGGTTCCGGGATAAAACGTCATCTGGGGTTCCTGAAGCTGAGATTTGGCTCGGATGCTGCACCAGCCGCGGCGCAACGGAGTTCGATCGGACTGGAATGCAATGAGGGCTGGCACGTCTCCCTTCAAAAACCCGCAATGAGACTATGCTAGAAATCAATTACTTGGCAAGCCGACGCCTCCTGGCCGGGCGAACTTACCAGCTTTGCGGATTGCATATCGGCTGCCTCATGGGCGGGGATCGTCGGTGGAAGGAAGCGGCTCGGCGAGCGGGCGCTGCGCCGTGCCTCGGGTGATGATGTCGAGCGTCGCCTCGATGCGTGCGGTGCGCGCGTCGATCCGGCCGAGCGCGTCGCCGCGCTGGCGGTCGGCCGCCTCAAGCAATTCGACGCGCCGGGCATTTTCGGCGACGCGCTGGCTGGTCACGCCGACCTGCCAGAAGGCGCCAAATAGGCTGAACCCGAGGGCGATCCAGGCGGGGCTCAGCGTGAAGCGGCGCATGGCCGCGTCTTCGGGAGCGCTCGCCATCACGAGCGCCCGCCGGGCAAACAGTTATGCATGATCATGCTCCTTTTGGTGGATCTTGCAGGCCATAGGGCCAGAGCTTGACGGCTCCCCATCGCGCGGCCGCTCCCAGCCTCCTTCCGCCGCTGCCGCGCACGCCGCTAGACTCCCGCAGCCTGTTCCGCATATGTTCACGTCATGGGCGAGCGAATCACGGTATCAATCGACGAACTCGGCGAGGCGATTCGCCTCTGGATACGCGCCTCGCCGCGGCACATCTGGAGGCCGGACGAACTCTATGAAGCGCTAAAGGCGCAGAAGCGGCACGACCCGTCGAAGGCGCCGGACCCGCGCAGCGACCTAGCCGCGTGGATCACGGATAAGTTCGCGCGCGCAAACTGGGAGGCAACGCGCCCCGTGCCCGAACTCGTCGTCGACAAGACCGGCACGGGAAACGATCCTCGCAGGTAGCGTTGTGGCGGCGGGGACAGGGGGAAGGATGGCGACTGATGTCGAACGTCAATGACGGCCTGCTTTGGTACGAGGCTCCCGGCAGGACCGAAGATCAGCTGACTGCGGGCTTGGCTGCGGCGCATCGATCGCTCGCCAGCGCCGCCGTGTCGATCGAGGAGGCCTACGCTGCGAGTTGGAAGCCGGAAGCGATTGAGTTCACTCGAGAGCGCATGAGCAAGCGGGACCAAGAATTGTATGACGCATGGTTCGCAGCGCTGGACGCGGCCAATGAGGCCGCGGGGCTGGGCGCCGAGCACTCTGAGGGGGGGATGCTCTTCCCCGCCGACCTTGGCGTCCAGCGCAATGCCAAGATGCTGGCGACGATCGCAGGGGGCGGCGAGGTGTTCCCCGAGCCCGACCACGGGCCATTTTTTACAGTGCCGGCCCAGAATGGAGTAGCAGAATGACGGACCTGACCAAGATACTCGACGACGAGACCCGTCACCGCCGCGCGACCCTCGCGTTCCTGGCGCTATCGGGCTCCGACCTCACCGGCGACAACCGGGTCTTCCGCTCGGCGGCCGATATGGTCGATGACCTCTCCTTCCTGCTCGGCCTGGTGATCGAGTCCGACCCCCACGCGACGGCGCCCAGCCACCTCCGGCTTCGGGGCGAGGACATCGGCCGACGCGTCGCCGCCTACGCCAAGGCGATCAGGGACCATGACGAGGCGACGGGCGAGAGCATTATCTCAGCTTTTGGCGTTGAGAAGACCGTCAAGAACCCGCCGAAATGAGGACGGATGCGAATCGGTACGCTTAGCGCTAAACCGGTCCCGATCAGCACCGAGGAACGCGGACCATGGCATCCGAGGGCAGCGACGACAATCTGGACGGCCCGGCGCAGGGCGCGCTCTTCAAAATCGAGGGCCCCGACGATGATGGGTGCGTGTGGATCTGCTCGACTGAGGGGCGCGCGGTTTGGTGTCGAAATCTAGGTCCGTATGAGCCGGCGGCGACTGCGATGGCCGATTGGCTAGGCCAGCACGATTTCGGGGAATAGCGACGATGTCAGATTCGGAGCCGATCGTGGACGAGGCCGAGCGGGAAGCTGCCCGGATGGAAATGCAGCTAGCTCTCTCATTGCGCGACGCGTTGATGGCCGAGACGCTTGCGTCGCTGCGCTGGTCGCAAGCCTCACTCCTGCTAATAAATGGAGCCGGCGCTGCGGCGGTCGCGGGTTTGAATGTCTCAGCTGGCGGCAAGGTGGCCGCGGGCGCGACTTTTGTGCTGGGGATGCTCCTCACCCTGTGGGCCGCGGCGATCGGTATGCGCAGGATGACCGGCGCCCTTAGTAGGATATCCCAGAATGCTGGCTACTGGCTGTCGGTCATTCATGATGGGAGCAGGGTCTTGGCGATTGAGCAGGCCTACAGCGAGTTCAGCCACGAGTTGAGTCGGAAGGCATTTCCCGCGATAGTCGCGCTTTGGGCGGCGGCTGTCTGCTTCGCTGGAGGATGCGCCGCGGCCGGCTATTCGCTTTTGGTTTCGCCGACTCTACACCCGTAGGGCACTTAGAGGGCGCCGATGTGCAACCGCTATCGAGTCACCGCCGCCCGGGCCGCCGTCGCCGCGCGCTTCGGCGTGAAGCTCATTCCAGACGCGGACACCTTGCCGCCACCTGAGCTTTTCCCGAAGCGGCCCGCCTGGGTCGTCCGTCGGCATGACGGTCGGCGCCAGCTCGAGGTTATGCAATGGGGCGTTCCTTTCAACGGTAAGCCCATCACGAATGTCCGCAACCTGCAAAGCGGGTTCTGGCGCAACATGCTCGGCAACCCTGAGCGGCGGTGCCTCGTCCCGGTGACCGACTTCTGCGAATGGAGCGGCGAGAAGGGATCGAAGATCGAGCATTGGTTCTCGCTGCCGGCCGATCCGATATTCGCCTTCGCGGGCATCTGGCGGCCAAGCGAAGCGGGCAACGCCTTCGCGTTCCTGACGTGCGGCTATCTCGGCGATCCGGCGGCCCATATCGTCGGAGCGATCCATGAGAAAGCGTGCCCGGTGATCCTCCTGGCCGAGGACGAACAGCGCTGGCTGGACGGCACCTATGACGACGTATGTGCCCTGGCGCAGCCTTTTCCGTCACAGTTGATGGCGGTAGCGTGACAGCGCCACGTGCCGATGTGGGACCCTGGGCCCGAGGGGCGAGCGGGTGCCGATCAGCGAGAATGGCGAAAGGAGGCTACCATGCCACTATGCCCTGCCTGCGAAGTCTATAATCCTGCGGGCTCCGTCGCCTGCGGAAGGTGCGCCGCGCCGATGGCGGATGCGGGTGCTGCGTCGACTGCCCACACGCGCCTCGCCGTAGCGGGACGGCCAACGGGAACGCCGCTGATCTTGTCAGGCTGGCTCGGCATTGTCGCTGCTGCCGTCCTTGCTGTCTGCGCGATCCCTTCCTCATCAGGCCGCGTGGACCTGGCGGACCTGAGCGCGATACCTCGGAGCATGATCCTGCTGAACTTGGCGGGCGATGCGCTGTGGGCGGGGTTCTTTCTGTTGCTCGCCGGGTGCATCGTGAGAGCAATCTGGTTCCTGCCCGGCGACGGGACCAAGCAGGCCCCGTGACCGAAGAACAGCACCTGTGGGCCTGCGCCCTCGAAGTGAAGAAGCAGCACGGCGACCAGGCGCCGGTATTTGTCGCTGAGCGGATCGGCGCGCTCGTCCTGGCCGGCAATGTCGCCGGCGTCGATCGGTGGAAGGCGATCGCGGCGCGCATGAACTCGGTCGACACTGCTGCGAGGAACGACCGCCGATCATAGCTGTTTCTCTGGCCGGAGGCGGCCGCTCCGACTTCCACGCGTTGCGCGCGGCGATCGGCGGCTAGCCGCATGATCTCGTCTTCATGGCCTTCGACTTGCTGGCGGTCGGCCGCCTCGAGCAATTCGACTCGGCGGGCGTTCTCGGCGACGTGCTGACTGGTCACGCCGACCTGCCAGCGCAAGGCGGTTGCGTAAGAGCCCGCGGGGTCGTGGCTAACCGCTGGTTCGTGGCCGGCTTTCTCGGGACCTTCGCCCTATGCGCAGGCGTGGCAACGCGCTTCCGATAGCGTGCGAGCTCGGCATCGGGCCTGCCGACACCGCCGATTGGGTTGACTTAGGCGCTTAGCGCACTTCCCGAACGGCGAAGGCTCCACCATTTGCCCAGCTCGATGCGGTTGGGTTGCATCAGCGCTGTGCGCTCAGCCACGAGAAGATCGTACCGCGCCCGTTCTTCGGCGTTCGCGGTGCCGTCGAGCACCTTCGCGCCAAGCTCGTCGAGCTCTCGGTCGATTTGGGCCTCTCTGGGCTCAGTTGAGACTTCTGCAGCCATACTAGCCATGTAATACACCCTCGATCTGAATTTAAGGTTAAGCCTTTTGTTTCCGGCGCGAGGGAGCCCTTGGCTCAGGGACCCTACGCCGAATTGCCTCAAGAAGTTCCACCATCCGCGAAAACGCGGTCACCCCCTCCACGCCGGTCACGCCAAGCTCATCTTCGCTGAAATGGCCAGGAACGTCGCTGCTTGCGACAACAATCGCGCTGGGTTCCGCGTCGTCATCTACCCTCACCGGAACGGCCGCGACCGATCGGTATCTCTGGGCGTCGTGGGAGCGGGAAAAACTGTTGGCGCTCAGCAGCCGCTTGACCTTTGGATCCTGCATATCCGCGATGACCACCGCCTTCCGCCGAAGGTAGGCCAGTCCGACGACGCCGTCACCCTCTTTCCACTCGCGAGCGTTGGCTTTGTCGCAGGGGATAGCGCGATCATGCGCGGCGCATCTGAGGACCGTGGGTGATCCGCGCACTCTGACGGGCCGGTAGACGCAAATCGTCCACGTGTCGCCTTGGTTGAAACCCAGCGCTACCCGCAAATTGCGCGCGGCCATTGAGAGCATTCGATCGACGATGTCCTCTTCCCAAATCGCGCCGGTGAGGCAGGCCCGCTCGATTGCCCGACGCATCTGAAGCAGAGCGTTGTAGAGATTCGCGGCGCGCGAGTGGTCGTCCTGAAGCTCCAGCACCAGTTCCAAACTTTCGGACCGCTGCGCTACCTCCAAACCCTCCTGCGCGATTAGCAGTTCTTTGTCCGTGTCCCGCTCGAAGACGAGGACGATCATCATCCCGATCGCTACCGATCCCGAAGCAATAATGCCGATGACCTGGGCTGGAGTGGCTCCCGTGGCGGGGAACTCGCTTTCAAGTGCGATAGCTGCCACTGCCGAACCACCGATAACGAAGACGAGTTTGAAGAAAAGGAGAACCCAACGGGTCAGCCTTGCTCGCGTACGCTGCGCACTTGCTACCTGCGCAGCGTGCTGCGCCAGCGAGAGTTCTGGCACCTATTCCCCCCCCTTTGCTTGCAAGTTGTTGGTATTTGGCGCTGCGCGCAAGCTTTTTTTTACTCTGGGCTAATCGTCTTCGGACGCGGAATTCGCCACGCCTATTAATCGTATGAGGATATAGGGCGCCCCCGCCGCTTAATGCCGTGGAACGCGCTGGCTCGGGTTCATCAGGCCATGCCGGCGGCAACATGTCGCAAACAGACAATTGCCAAACTCCTTCCGAGTAGTATGTCCATCTATCCAGTAGTAGGGCCACCTATTCCGCTGCATCATATTTTCGTTCTGATCGAGCCGTCGGGCGTGATGAACGGCGTACCTCTTGGAAGCGCCGACAACTGAGCCGGAGTCCTGACGCGCGGGGGGCTTCCCGGCCGTCGCGAATTGGAAGAACCAGGGGCGACACCCAGCTGGCGCGGCGCTGGGCTGACCGCGGCCGCAGATATCATGGGTGCAAACGGCCCACTGGGTGGCGCGAGCCGCGGGACCGCCTTCTCTGCAGGCGCCCCGCCGCCCACTACCCTTCCCGCCGCGTCGGCATCGCCGGGCGGGGTGGCGGCGCGCTCGCGTGCCATCCAGGACAGAGCGGGTCCGCTCATCGCACCGATTTCGTCGCTGCTGAAACCCATATTCTTGGCACCGATCACCTGCGCGTCGCGGGCGTCGGCCTGCTCCCGTTCCTGCTGGCGCTGGCGCTCCACGTCTTCCTGCCGGGCGCGGAGCGCCGCGGCGGCATGGTAATCGCCGGCGAGGATCGCCTGGGCGATCGCGAGATTGTTGCCATCGAAGGTGCGCTGCAGGCCCCTGCCGAGGCCACTGAGAAAGCTCATGTCTGTGCTCCTATTTGGGGATGAATGACGAGGCGAGCTGGCCCGCCGCGAGAAGCTGGCTGAACAGGCTCGGAGTCTGGCTCGTGGTGCTCGTGCCAGTCCCCGTCGTCGCACCCACGGTGCTGCCGTTCACCTGGCGCCCGACCAATATGTCGTAGGGCGTCATTCCCGAAAGCTGGCCCATCAGCTGGAGCTGCGCCGGGCCCGCCATCGCATAGGCCTGCTCGATCGCGCGCTGCTGGTCGCCGAGCTGCGCCATCGTGCCGAGATCGGCGCGGGTGCCGGCGCCGTAATCGTTCGCCAGCCCGCCGAGCATTCCGGCCGCCGAAAGTTGGCGATTGAGCGCCGCATCCTGCTGCGAGGCGTTGAACTGCGACATCTGATTGTTGGCGCCCGCATCATATTGCCCGGCCTGCGCCGCGAGCTGCGCCTTAAGCTGGGCGTTGCCGAGCCGGCCCTGATAACCGGCCAGGCCCGACGCATTGCGGGCCTGCGCGTAATTCTGGGCGTTCTGGGTATCGGCGCCGAACCGGGCGAGGCCATATTGGCCGGCAAGGGCCTGATTGGCGAGCGCGGCCTGGTTCCCCGCCTCGGCGCCATATTTGGCCGCGTCGGCGCTGAGCCCCGCCTGGGCCAGGCCATATTGGCCGAGCTGGGCCTGGTTCGCCAAGGCCGCCTGCATCGACGAATCCGCGCCGTAGCGGGCCGCGTTGTCTTCATACCCAGCCTGGGCAAGATCGCGCTGCTGCTGGTTGGCGATGCCGAATTGCGCCGCGCTGTCGGCCCGGCCCGCATAGTCCAGCGCGGCGCGGTTCGCGGCGTCGGCATATTGGCCCTGCGCGGCGTTATAGGCCGCGGCGCCGAACTGCGAGCTCTGGTTCATCGCATCCTGGCCGGCGAGGTTCGCCTGCTGGACCATGCCGGCCTGCGCCAATGCCCGATTGTTCGCAGCCGCCGCATTGCCCTGGCTGACGCCGGTCTGGTTCTGGGCGTTGAACAGGCCGGCCTGCTGGCGGTTCGTCGCGTCATATTGGGAAAGGCCGGCGGCCGTGTTGAAGCCCTGATCGAGCAGCCCCGCCTCGAGCGTGGCCCGGCCCCGCGCGAGATCGCCGCCAAGCTGGCCCTCGGCGATGCCGAAGCGGGAGCCGCCGAACGCTCCGGTCCGCGCGCCCTGCGCCTCCAGCGCGGCCTGCTGCCGGGCGGCATTGGTGTCGTAATCGGCGAGCGTCGTTCGAACGACTTGATCGGTATAGGGATTTTGATAGGCGCCCAGATTGTCCAACATGCTCGACGAGCCGGCGCTGGAGGCGAATGCGTCCGCGGCCGGGGCGACGCCGGCCGGCGTGGCGAGGGCCGGGTTATAGCTCCTCGTCTCCGCCCCGATGGGGGCGCCGGCGCGCGCGGCGGCATAGCTTCCCGCCTGGCCGAGCCGGGGCGCGGAATAGCCCTGCCCGCCGACGAGGTTCGCATTGCCGAGCTGCGGCGCGGCATAGCCCTGTCCGCCGGCCTCCGGCGCGTTGCCAAGGCTGGTCTGCGATGCGCCATAGGCGGGGGGAGATGCGACGTCCCGGATGTGGGGCGCGTCATAGGTGAAGGCCGGGCCTTGCTGCTGGGGCTGTTGCGCGCCGCTGAAGGCATTCCGGGGCGCGGATTGATCCGCCGGCGGGCGCGGCATGTTGCTGCTGTGCGCCGGCATCATCTTGCCCCCGCCGAGCGCGTTTGCCGTCTGCGCCGAGCCTCCAAGCGCGCTCGACTGCATCTGCACACCGCCGCCGCCGCTCATCCGCGCCGCCGGCTGGAGGCCAGGCGAGGCAAAGCGCATCGCGCCGCCGGTCCCGGCAAGGTTCGCTCCGCCTTGCCCTGCGCCGAGCGCAAGCTGCGAGGCGGTCGCCGCCTGCCCGCGCCAATCGCCGAGGCTGCCGGCATTCTGCCAGGCCATTTGCTGCAGCGGCGCGGCGGGCGCGACGAAGCCGTTCGGATCCATGTCCCCGAACGCGCCGATCCGGCCGACATAATCCTGCGCCGCATTGGTCAGCCAATCCGGCGTAACCGGCGTGGTCGTGGCGTTCTCGGTCTGGTTGGTGTTCTGCGATGTGTTCGACGTCGTCTTGGTCTTGGAGGAGCTGAGGCCCATGGGCTTTCCTTCATGAAAAAGGGCGGCCCGCGGGCCGCCCTGTGTGGGTTCGGTTGATGGCATCGAGCGACGGCAGCAGCCTGGCGGCTTCGGAAGCCGGCGGGGAAAAAGCCGTTGCCGGCCTTGCCCTTCACGCCTTGCCGTCGGGGTCTGGAAACGACCCAGCGCGGACATTAGGGCCCTGTTGCACGATGGCCGAAGTGCAACCGGATTGTATGATTGCGGTCCCCGCCCCAAGCGAAAAGCTGCCCGTCGGCAGTCGCCCAATCTCCGACTTTCAGGCTACCGAATGGGGCTCGTCCACATCAAGAGGTTCAAACCGTGCCTTGAGCAGCTCGAAGGTGGCAGGAGCGATATAGAGGCTTCGGTGAGCAGCCTCGTTTCTTAGCGCGATGCGCTTCAGGGCCTCGTCGTCGGAACAGCTCACGGACCACAATAGGGGGGTAACCCCGATAGCGCCCACCACGACCCGCACGCGATCACGTTCAGCCCGGGACCAGAAACCGTAGTCGAGCACAACGTCGAGACCCAGCGATAGGCAGCGAACCCAAAGAGGCTGCATGACATCGAGGATAGAAGCTGCCCTGTCCTGAAACGTGTCTGCGGGCGGGTCTTCGCCGAATAGGCGCGTCATCCACTCATCAGGCGTGAAGCGAACAGCGCTATGTTGGCGCTCCAGCCTCTTGGCTAGCGTCGTCTTTCCCGATCCCAAGAAGCCGAACACAAGATGCGCCGTAGCCATTCCGTTCCGCGATCGCTTTCCTCTTCAATAGCAGACGACGTCAGACGCCGGCGACCCCGAACATCGATCGCTTTCCAGGCCGAGGCAATCCCCGGCTAATCACCCGTAAGCGCTAATCACCCGTAAGCGGCCGGTCCGCTATCCACCCATTGCGGACATCGAGCCTGCAAGTCTAATTCGCCGCGATGCCACCTGGTGAAAACCGTTCTCGAACGGCTTGGGAGGTGTCGCGTCGTCAGGTCCCAGGCAGAGCGAGCGCGGCCGCACCTTCATCGAGCCCCTTCTCACGCCTCGCACACGATGGTACCGATCCGCAACGAACCGGAGGACGGGCGATGAGGGCGCTCCGGCCAGCCGCAACGCCCCAGGAGCCCAACACCACCCATTTGATGGAGGATTGTCGATGAGGCCCGTTTGGATAATGCTCCCGGCGCTCGCCGCCGCCTGTGCGCCGCAGACGTCGACCAACGCCAACAGCATCGCTGCGAACTCCGGCGACGCGGCCGTGTCCACGACCACGAACGCCACGACGGTTACCGCGACGACCGCTGGCCTGCCGACGGGCGGCAATCCCCTGCTCGGCCGCTGGAACGGCATCGACGACGACTGCCTGGTCGACCTCAGGGACATCGAGTTCACACCCACCCAGGCGATCTTCCGCGCTCCCGACGCGGGCCAGCCGTCGAATGCCGCCAGCTACAGCAACGTCAGCTCGGCGGGCGCGACCGTCACGATCGGGACGGGATCGCTGCAGGCAACCGCCGTCATTCACATCATCGACGCGACCCACGCGCTGGTCGATCCGGTGGCGGGCAGCACCGATCAGCCCTGCCACCTGACCCGACGCAGCTGAAGGAGCGCCTTCACCACCAGCTTGCAGCCGCGAATGAAGGTGGGCGTTGCCGGCGAGGAGCTCGTTGCGCGCGATCATGCGGTCGCCGCCGCGATAATCGGTGACGAAGCCGCCCGCCTCGCGGACCAGGACGATTCTGACGCACCGGGCACGGCCGGCCAACTGGCCGCTGCGGCGTCGGTCATTGGCGGGAAGAACCGCCCGGCCCTGGTGTCGTGAGCCGCTTTCCACCCCTTGGCGGGCTCTGCGCGAGCGTCCGCTTTCCACCCTAAGCCGACGGTCCGCTTTCGACCCATTGTGGACAAAGCGACACCCGGTAGGCTGATGGGCAATCTCAAGAAGGGCACCGTCGTATCCCTACGAGCGGTGCGTTGGTCTGACAGAGCCTTGGGTGCGGTTGACGGACGGAACTCTGAGGTAGAGATTGCTCGCGGCGGCGGTCATAAGGGGGATGGATATGCGTCGGACGCTTGGAAAGACGGCCGTGGCGGTTGTCGCAGCCCTCGCGGGATGCAATCGATCCCCAGGACAAACGTCTACCGACGGTGCGCCGAGTGCCCCTGCGCCCTCCTTATTCGCCGACTCGTGCGAACGGCTTGCGGGCGTGTGGCGAAATGGGAACACACTCATCCGCATTACCAAGGATGGGTCAGTTTATTCGATTTCCCTTCAGGGTCAGTCCTTGGCGGGGCCGTGCTCCGATGGATCTGTCGCAACGGGCACTATGCTTGGGAACCTGAGTTATCTCCAATCGACCGATCGCGTTGCGTTTGGGGGGGTGCAATACTCACGCACTTCAGAAGAGGCGGAGGCTCAACGCGCCGCCGAACTGCAGGCGGCTGAGATTGCACGGCAGCAAGCACAGCAGGCGCAACAGATAGCTGCACAGGAACGTTACGCCGAGCAACAACGCCTCGGCCAAATTCAGGCGAACTTGGTCAACTGTTGGAATAACACCACATGTGATGAGTTGGCGGCGGCCGCTCGCGCCTATCCGGGCGATGTTGCAAATGCATGGCGTGATTTCATCAGCAGGAATCGAATCACGCCGGACGCCATCGCCGAGAGAGAGAGTAGAGGCCATTTGCCGGGGTTGCGATGAGCTAGCCCCCGCTCGGAAACGGGATCCGTCAGATCGCGCTTTGTCGGCGTTCGCAATTCCCAGCCTGCCTTTAAATGCTTAGGTGGGTATGTCCGGTTCCCACCCGTAGCGGACATCCCGCGACGCCTATCCGCAAGCGATACGATGCCCGCTTTGGGTCGTAGAATATCAAGGCCTCAATTCCTTCCTGAGCGCGACCTGGTGCGGGGCGTAGCCATAGGGTTTGAGCGCGCGCATCCAGCCGGGGCGGCTTTCGACGATCGCGCAGGTGCAGCCCAGCGTCTTCCCCCAGGCCTCGGCCAAGGGAATGAGCTGCGCCTCGATCTCCTCGATCCGCCCCGCCGCGACGAGGCCGTGCACGGCCCGCGCGCCGCCGGGATAATCCCGGATCTCGGCGACGATCGCCGCCTGCGCGCCGACCCAGAGCCGCGCCCGCCCCGAAAGGATCAGGGCGTCGAGATGGTCGATCGGATAGAAAGCGGGGTCCATCGCCTCTGCGAAGCGATCGCGAAAGCGGCGGTACCCCGCCCAGTCGGGGCTGGTCATCTTGTCTGGAATCCCTTCGATGCAACGGCCTCGAGGCGGCTGGCCGCTGGCTTGTTCGGGGGCGCGCCGTTAGCGTGGGCGGGCCGAACCCGGCTTCCAGGATTGGACGCGCCACGCTCATGCCAGCCCAAACCAAGGTCGCCATCTGCACCCCGGTCTTCAGCGATCCGAAGACCGATTATGTGCGCTCCCTGCTGGCGATGCTGGCTTATACCGCCGAGCACCGGCCGGATCTTGTCGTGCGGCCGCGCCTCGCCCAGGGTCATCTGATCCACAACCGGAACCTGCTCGCGAAGGATGCCCTCGATTGGGGGGCGGACTTCATACTGTGGATCGACGCCGACACATCCTTCTCGGAAACCAGTCTCCTCTCCCTGATCGACCGGGACCTCCCGGTCGTCGGCTGCAATTGCCCGACCAAGATACCGCCGCCGCGAACCACGGTGTTCCGGGAAGAAGCGCCCGGCCGTTTCGTCAACGTGTTCACCACGCCCGAGATCGCGAGGGCGACGCCGATCGAGGAGGTGACGACGATGGGCCTGGGCTTCTGCCTGATCGCCGCCCGCATATTACGGGCGCTGGGCGATCCGATCTTCCTTATAAAGCCGGGACACAGGCTGGGGCTGGGCGAGGACGAATATCTGTTCGAGCGGATACGCGCGGGCGGGGAACGCATCTTCGTGGACCACGCCGCCTCCCTGAGCATCATGCACATCGGAGATTTCGCCTATACGAACGAGGTCGCGGCACGTGTCGCAGCCAGCGCCTCGCATGCCGACCAGAATTGAACCCACCGGGGGGAAATTAGCCCTTGTCACGCACTGCGGAGGAGCCGTACCGGCTTTCATCGCTCGCCTAGCGGAACCGTGTCGAAGCAAGGCTTGCCAAGGCGGTAGCGAACACTGTTGCCCGAGAATTTGACTGAGACTATTTTCCCGCTCGCCCTAAAGTCCTTTTTCGTTGCGGTTGTGCCGATGGTGTAGGGGCCCTTCGTGACCGCCATCGACTGCGGCCGGTCACGGCAGTAAACAGTCAGCGCGACATCGCCGCTCTGATATTCAAAATCAGGGATGAAGCTGCGAACCATCAGTCGGCGTTGCGAATTGTCGAGATATTGGTCAGCGGAAGTGAGGGAGGATGCGTGCTGGATTTGGCCCACATCGTATTCATGGTAAAGAATGTCCGTGCCGGCCGCCAAAACGAACGACGGGCTGCCATCCGACTCTAGTCCGCTGTCATATATTGCCGTGCGCGCAAGTTGCCCACGGAACCAGACCGGCCTCTGGGCAGCGGCAGATTCGCCAGCGCAGTAAGCGAAGTACCGGCTGTTGTCGCCGGTGCCGTCTCGGCTGTCTGGGTAAAAAACCCAGATTTCGCTGAACCGAGTGTTGGGACCCATTATGACCTTTGAAAAGTCAGAGAGGGCGTTTTCCGTCACGTCCCGCAAAATAGGGCACGGTACGGCTTGGGGCGGTGATCCAGGCTGCCAAGCCCGCAACTGCATGTCTTGGCCAATAAAATAGACGACCCCGTTCAGGGTCGTTACCGTGTTGGGATTGAGCAGGCCGCACCCATCCGCGACGCGGTCGAAGCGAAAGGCTTGTTGCGGATCGCCGATGAACTGCCCGAGATAGAGTGGATCTTCGGTGAAGACCGCCACATACTCGCCGACGATAGCGGCGCCCTTAATCGAGCCGCCAGCGTCAAGAATGATTTCGTCGGAATTGTTTGTGCTAGTCGGTGTCCACGAGCCGAGCGAGCTATAATCCTCCAAGTCACTGAGCCTGATGCACAGAGGATTGTAGACCCCGGACAGCACTTCATTGGTACCTAGCGCCATGACTTGCCGCTGCGGCGTAACCAACATAACGGTCATCTGAGCCGGCGCCTCAGTGACGACGGTAGCAGCGGACAAACCGCTCTGCTCATAGAGCTTGCCGCCCGTTGGATTGGCGAGGAGAACAGAGCCCCACATTTGCAGAGACCAGGAATCAGCGCCGGCGGAAGGCGTCGGGCTCACATTGTTGCCGTCGGAGAACAGCTTGCTCGCCGCTCCCATTTTTAGGGACCCGTTACTGCCCGCTTTAATGATATTGCGGACGACGCTGGGAAGCCCGTTAATTGCGATTGCGTAGCCGCCGATCGTTTGGGGACGTCCCATCCTGAAGCGCACATTGTTGCCGTCTACCCAGCCGGCGCCGCTGAATGTCGTGTCGTCTGAGATGAGACCGGGAGGAGGCGAGAAAGGCGTGAGCACATGGCACCTCCCAATTGTCTAGCCAGGCGTAGGCCGGCTGTTCGCGTTGGTCAGAAGCGTTTCGAAAACATGGCCGACCTGGCCTGAGACCCCGTGATCCACATAGAGCGGAACGCCGGCCTCTCTCAGCCGGCCAAAAAAGAAGGCGTCTTCGGTTTCGTACCCGCCATCATCCGTGGGAGTTACGGCGAACAGCGGGAACATAGGCTCAAGGGCTCTAATCACCTTTGCGTCGATCAGGCACAGGCCGAAGCCCATCGTGATTACGTCTTCGATCGCGTTCGCTTCAGCTTTCTTCCTAGTCGTATAGACCAGAGACCGCCTGCCGTTGTCCTCCCGCACCGCAACCGGCCAGGCATCAACCTGGCGGCGGGGATAGTTGATGCCGACAACCGGCACCTTTCTGGACAGCAGCCGGGTGAAGGCATCGGGGGCGAACAGATGATCGGAGTCCGCCCAAAGAATGTAGTCCGCCTCCCATTCCAAAGCGCGTGTGACCAGCTTGGTTCTGGACCGAACCAAGGTTGAAGACCGCTCCAGCAGGAAGGCAAAATCGAGCTCGTGATCCTGCTTCAGCGCGTAATTCACCATTCCGACCAGGGAGGCCGTAAAAAGGGCCTTGGTATCTCCGTGGCAGGGCGTGCAAATGGCTATTTTCATAGCCGGTTGCTAGCCGATAGGAAGCAGCTCGGCTACTCTCAGCCTAACACCCCCGGACAACAATCGGGCTTCACGCCAGTCGCTAAACGGCCATCGAGCTGAGTACATCGGTGTCATTCGGAGCCCACCGTGCTACAAAAACAGAATGAGAATAGCCGTCCTGACGCCAGTCCATGGCTCACCCCGCGCGCTCTACGCGCAGAGCCTCGGCAACATGCTGCTGCGCACCGCGCGGGACCGGCCCGATATCGAAATCCTCTATCGGCTCGCCGAGGGGCATCTGATCCAGAACCGCAATTTCCTGGCAAGAACGGCGATCGAATGGGGCGCCGATTATTGCCTGTGGATCGACGCCGACATGAAGTTCCCGGATGGCGCACTGATCGCCCTGGCCGCGCACGAACTGCCGATGGTCGCGACCAACTGCCCGACCCGCTCCACGCCGCCCTTCCCGACGGCGGGCGCGAATGGAAAACCCGTTTACTCGCCGGCGGGCGCGACCGGCCTCGTCCCGGTCGACTTCATCGGCCTGGGCTTCACGATGATCCGCACGTCCGTCCTGAAAGAGCTCGGCACGCCCTTGTTCGCCGCGGATCCGTCGCAGGACAAATGGCCCGGCGAGGACATGCACCTTTGCCGCCGCATCCGCGCCGCCGGGATAGAAATCCACATCGATCACGACCTCTCGCAACACATCGGGCATGTCGTCGAGCATGTCTATACCAACGACGTCGCGGCCCGGTTCGAGCAGGCGAGGCAGGCGAGCTCCTAGGCTCTTTCCCACCCGCGCCTCCCGCCACGCATTTGTCCCCGGTCGGGCGCCCGGCCCGACAGGCTCAGCGCGGAAAGGTCAGGATCGTTTCGTGGATGTGCCCCACCTCCATGGACAAGGCGTGATCGACGTAGAGCTTCACCCCCGCCTGCCGCAGCTTGCCGAAATAGTGGCGGTCCTCCCCACCCTCCATCATGGCGAAGGGCGGATCCTGTATTTTCGCCGCCGCCATATCGACCAGGCAGAAGCCGAGCCCCATGCTGGCGACTTCCTCCAGGATTCCCGCCGCGGCCTTTTCAGCGGTCGTATCCAATGGCGTCAGGGTGCCGTCCGCGCCCTCGATCAGCGCCGTCGGGATAATCTCCTCCGTCCGCCACCTGATATTCGCCCCGACGACGGGCCGCTTGTGCAGCAGCAGCCTCAACAATGCGTCGCGCGGGAAGGTCTGGTCGGAGTCCACCCAGAGAACATGGTCCGCGCCCCAATCGATCGCCCAGCCGTGCAGCGTGTTCCGCACCTCATGGACCCGGGAACCCTTGCAAATGAAGGTCTCCAGCTCCAGCCCGCGCGACGACTTCATCGTGGCGGCCGTGAGCCGCGCCAGGGACTCCGTGAACCATGCCTTGGTGTCCCCGTGGCAGGGAACGGCGATCGCGACCTTCATCCCCCGATTCTGCCCCGCCCGCCCCCCTCCGGCAAGCTGAATCAGGTCCCGATCAGCCCGTGCGTCATCAGGTCGTCGATCAATTGGCCGAGCCGCGCCGCGAGCTGCGCCGTCGTCACCGTGGTGGTGTCGAACGTCGCCCTGCTCTTGCTGTTGGTCGCCGCCGCCCAGCCGGTGACGCGGGCGGCGACGACCTGAGCGCCGTTCACCTGCAGCGCCACGCCGGAGGCGAGGTTTAGCGCGCTCGAGGTGAGCGTGGCCCTGGTCGACCCGCCGGTCTGGAATGTGTGCTGGGCGCCGCTCCAGGTGATGTTGATATAGGCCGCTGCGGTTCGATCGTACGCCTGCAGGAGGCCGGTCCCGCTGGCGATGCCGAGCTCGATGCCTGGCCCCGTGCGCCCCGAGGGCAAGGCGGAGGCGCTGTTCTCGATGGCCAGGATCGCGGTGCCGCCCTGCCGCACGCCGGCGGAAAAGACCTGGCTGGCCGACCAGGTGTTGGCGCCGTCCAGCAAGGGGATTTTCGTCCCCGATGTCCCGCTGTCCTTCGTCGCCGCCGTGCCGAGCGCCGAGCCCAAAGTGCCGGCGGAGAAGCCGAGATTGGCGGCGATCGTGACCGGCGACCACGCATCCGTGCCGGAGCGATAGTAGATCGTGCTCGTGCCGCTCAGCGCCTCCAGCGCGGCAAGGTCGTTGACGAGGGCCAAAGTGGGGTTGCCGGCCGCGCCGTTCCCGTTCGACACCGAAAGGCCGGCGGCCGGGCCGGTGATCGTGCGCACCGCCCAGGCATCCGTGCCGGTTCGGGCCGCGATGCCGTTGCCCGCCAGCCCTTCGAGCGCGGCGAGATCGTTGGCGAGAGCGAAGGTGGGATTGCCCGCCGTCCCCGCCGGGTTGGCGATCGTCAGGCCCGCCGCCGGGGCCGCCAGCGAGCGTTTGGTGAAGGTGTCGGCGGCGGTTTCCACGACGATCCCCGCCGCCGCGTCCAACGCCGCCAGCCCGGCCAGGGTGGCATCATAGTCCTGAAGCTGCTGCCATCCCGCCCCGTCCGAATAGGTCACCCGCGAAACCGTCGCGTTCCAGGCCAAACCCTGCGCGAAATCCGCCGCGTCCGGCAGATCGGCGGTTGCGTAATCCTTGAGCCGCAACGGCGTGGGCCAGATGTCGCCCAGGGCGGCGCGGACCGAAGTCAGCACCTGCCGCAGCCAGGCGGGCGATGCGGTAGGCTCGAAGAAGTTGCGCATCCCGGGTCAGCCGGCGAGGATGGAAAAGCCGGACGGCGCGGGAAGATCGGCGGCGAGCGGCGCGGAGGCGCGGCGGCGGGTCTCGCGCCGCATCCTGGTCAGCGCCTCGCGCGCCTCGTCTGCGGCGAGCGCCATGCCGTCGGAATCGCGTAGCGGCCCCCGGCACAGGATCTTCTTCGCCTCGGCGAGGATCAGCCGATAGCCCTCCACCGTCCACGCATTCGAGCTCGCCGGGACGCCGAGATCGGCGATGCCGCTGACGGCAAGCGCATAGACGGCGTCCGGCATCGGCCAGAGATGGATCGCGGCTCCGTCCTCCGCCCACAGGCATGGCGGCCCGGCGACCGGCGCCGTGCTGTTCTCGGCCTTCTGGATCTTCTCGAGCGGCACCTTGCGCAGCGCCCTGCCGAGATATGTCACGACCTCGGCGATCCGCATCCCGGCCGGAAGGGCAAGGGTGGCGGCGCCGGCAACGGTCGCGGCGGCCCCCGCCAGGCGGTTGAACCAGAACAGCTCGCCGGCATGGCCCTCGATCGCGTCGGCGACGGCGTCGATCTTCGCCTGCTCCAGCTCGCCGCCGGAGCCCATATCGTCCCGGTTCGTGTCCAGGACGATGCGCGCATAGAGCTGGTCGAGCGTGGCCATGCCGGTTCCTTCCGTTTCGGAGCTGGGGCGGCTCGCGCCGGCCTCGATTGGGGTAAGTCGTTCGAATCCAGCGAAGTCCGGGGAAACCCGGGACTCCGGCCGCACGTTGTGGGGCTTGCGAGCGCGGCCATCCCGGCCTCGCCGAAGGAGAGCATCATGAGCATATTCGGAGCGATCAGGGACGCCATTTTCGGCCACAGCCAGCAGGCCGCGCCTGCCCAGCCCGCCGCCGCCCAACCGGCCGCGATGCCGCAGATGAGCAGCCCCGCAGCTCCGGCCGCGCCGGCGGCAGCGCCGGCCCAGGCGGTGGACGTCGACGCCGTGCTCGCGGGGCTCGCCGCGCAGAAGGGCCAGCCCTCCAACTACAAGACGTCGATCGTCGATCTGATGAAGCTGCTCGATATCGATTCCAGCCTGGACAACCGCAAGGCGCTTGCCCACGAGCTCGGCTATACCGGCGCCCTGGACGGCAGCGCCGAGATGAATATGTGGCTGCACCGGCACGCGATGAGGCAGCTCGCCGCCAACGGCGGAAGGGTCAGCGCCGACCTGCAAGGCTAGGCCGCGCCAGGCGCCGCGGCTCACGTCGCGGCGCCGGCGACGCGACGGATCTTCGCCTCCTCCAGCCTAGCTAATTCTTGGGTTTGGTTGACTGCCTCCGCGATCCCGCGCCCCCATCGGCGAACGGCGCCTAGAGCGGTTTGCGATCCGATTGAAGCGGATCGACCCCTCCAGGTTATTGATTGGCCGCGATTTCCGAGTCGCCAGATGATTTCATCTGGCTAGAAATCGCTCTAGCGGCGAAGCGGATGGGCAACCGGATCCGAGATTCTCGGCAAGTGCGACACCCGGGCAGCGCGCTCGCTCGGGAAGCACAGCATGTTGAAGGACGCGATGCTGCCGAAAATGTTCTGGGCCGTGCCCGCGTGATTTTCAGGCCGGAACAGCGGCACGATGTGCCAATAGAGGTCGTAATCGAGGCCCATGATGTGCGAGATCAGGGCCTCGCTCTGTTCGAGCCGATCGTTCTCGACATAGAGCGCCGGCCGATCGCGCGCGATGATCGCGGCGGCACCCCTGATCACCGCAATTTCGTGGCCTTCGACGTCGGCCTTGATCAGGGCGGTCTTTCCGAGCGCGTCGGCCATGCTGTCGAGCGGCCGGATCAGGATACGCTCGCTCGAGCCGGGCAACGCGCCGAGGGTGTATGCGCCGGCGTTGATCGTCCGATCCCCGGGCATCGGCCCTTCCAGGAGAAGCCCTTCCTCGTCGCCGAGCGCGAGCTGGTGAGCGAAGACGTTGGTCACGTCGTTGAGCGCCAGATTTGCGCACAGGAGCTGGAACAGCGCTCGCCGGGGCTCGAAAGCGTGCACGAGCCCTTTCGGGCAAAGATCGCGCGCCAGAAAGACGGTGTGAGCACCGATGTTCGCGCCGACTTCGATCACATTGTCGGTCGGCTGGAGGAATTTCCCAAGCGCGAGTATCTCGCCGAACGACCATTCGCCGTAAAGCTCGATCGATTTTCCGACATAGGCGTCGGTCGGAATCGTGAGGAAGCGCCCGGCGCTGCTGGTCGTGAGACGATATTTCGGCATCGGGATTCGGTAACGCAACGACCCGGCCGGCGCCATGTTCGGCGCGCTTCCACTCCAACAAATTCGCGACCGGGCTCCGCCTTGACGCATGGGGTCGTAAAAATGGGGGAGAGGCCGCGAGGCCTCTCCCCTCCCGCCTAACCGGCGAGGTTCGCCAGGCGGCAGGCGAGCTGCGGCCGGAGCGTCTTGTAGCCGTAAAGGATGTCGCATCGCGTCGGCAGGCGATCGTTGTTGATGTCGTAATCGCGCACGATGCGAAGCGAGATGCCGTCATAGACCTCACGCGCCCCCCAATCGACGCCCTTCGGCATGACCAGATCGGCCGTGGCGAAGGTGAAGGCGTCCTTCTGATAGACCATCGACTGGCCGTAATTGGTCGAGGCGGTACCGGCGATCACCACGGCCTTGGATGCGCCGGCCGAATTGATCACGACATTCTGGGTCGCCCCCGACGTCACCGGAACCGGCGAAACGGTGATGTTGCCGGCGCCGCCTGCATAATCCGCGGTGACCACGAACTGCTGGAGCACGCCGGTATCGACCTTCGATTCCGGATGAACGCCGTCGATGCCGGCGATGGTGATCACCTCGCCCTGCCTGATCGTGCCCGTGCCGGCCGTGACCGCGATGGTGGCGGAGCCCGACGTGACCCCGGACGAGGTGTTGACCACATAAGCGGCGTCGCCGGCGCCCCTGGTCTGGGTCGACAAATGGGTGGATTCGGCGAAGTCGAAACCCGCCGTTCGGCCCATATAGCCCTCGCGATATTGCTTCGCGATCTGCCCGTCGTCCTGGAACAGGCCCTTCAACGCGTCGACCAGATTGGCGCTGTCGTTCGACGAGAGCAAGGCGGTGCGGTCGCCCGGCGGCGCGAGCGCGTCGTTGAGCTTGCGCCGGCCGGAGAGCACGTTGGCGAAGGTGATCGCCGCCGCTATGTTGTTGGCCTGCTGATAGACGTCCTTGCGCATCGTGCCGAGCGCGTCGGCTTCGACATTGGCCGCCAGCACGGCCATCGCCGGCTCGATGATCCGCTTCGAGAAATCGTCCATCGACATGGTGAGCTCGGCCGAGGTGAAGTTCATGCCGACATGCTTCTGGGTCGCGACCTGGAGCGACACCGAGGTCTCGGACGTGTCCTGGGTGACCAGGGTGGCGCCGCTGGTGACGGTGTACTGGTTGGGCAGCCGGATCTTCAGCGTGTCGCCGATCTTCGCGCCTTCCTTGGCGAAGCTGTCGTCATATTGGCGGTTGATCGAGCCGATGAAGGTGAGTTTTTGGTGCAGGATCCGCAACGCTTCGCGGGTCACCGCGGTGGGAGTCAGGAGAGTGTTCGCCATGTTGAAAATTCCATCTGAGGGAGGGTCGGCGCCTCGCGGCGCGGATCCGTTGGGGTGATGCTCAGGCCCGCGATTTGCGGGTCTGGGCGTTGCGTCGGCGCATCCACTCGTCGGCGCTCAGTCGGTCGTCCAGCCCGGCCGGCGGGGCGCCGCGCGCCTTCACCGATGCCGCCGGCTGGACCTGCTGGGCCGCGAGCGTGTTCTGCACCTTCCTTGCCGTTTCCGCGGACTTCGATCCGCTGAAGGCTGCGTGAAGGACCCTGGCGACGCGGGGATCGGCTTCGAGGTCGTCGAGCTCGTCGCGACTGAAGCCGTAGCCCGCGGCAAAGCCGATCAGCCTGGCCTTGAGATCTTCGGACCATCCGGGAATCTCCTTCGCCAGCGCGGCCCGGCCTGCTTCCATGCGCCTGGCAATGTCCTGCTGCGCGTGAAAGGTCCGCTGTCCGTGGAGCTGCGAAAGCTGCCCGATGGCCTGCTGATGCTGGTCCCGGAGCATATTATATTCGCTGGTCGCGGCCGAGGCCGCGAACGGGTCGCTGTCGTGCCAGGCCCGCCAGTCCACCTGCTGATATTGGGCGAGCTGCTGCCCGAGCGTGGTGGCGCGGGCATAAGCGTCCAGCTCCGCCTGCGAGGTCTGGTGCAGAGCCTGGCGCTCGGCCGTCACGGCCCGGCGCTGCTCGGCGACCTCCTGCGTCTTCCTGGTATAATCCGCCTGCATCAGCAGCAGCGGCTTCAGCGCCTTCGGGACCAGATATTTCCGGCCGTCATGCTCGATCTCGTCGCCCTCCTCGGGCACGTCGCCCTCGGAGCCCGACTCGTTGTCGACGGCCTGCGGCTCGACTTCCTGCGCCTCGGGGAGGATTGCCGGAACATTGTTCTCGCCCTCGGCCGGATTGGTCGCACTCTCTTCTGTCATATTGTCCTTCTTTCGGGAAAATGGCGTCTCGCGACGCGGGTGAAGCCTCCGGCGGGGCCGGTTGGCGGCGGGTTCTGCCATGGTGGCCGGGCCTGCTGCTTCGAACGGTTCGGGCCGAGCCTGTCGAAGCCCTCCGCCTTTTCCGAAGCCGGCGATTCCGGTGAACGTCCAGGGAGTGGCATTGGAATCCCGCATGCTCTAGCTCGGAGAACAGCGGCACGGCTTGTGGGGGGCGAAATCGCGATGCTCGAGCAATTATCCTATGCGGCGACGATCCTCGGCACGGTCGGCGTGATCCTCTCGCTCGTCTTCGTCGGCCTGCAGATCCGGCAGAATACCGGCGCGCTCCAGCGCAACGAGCACAACAATACGATGGCGCAGTGGACGGTGATCCGCATGGCGATCGTCGGCGATCGGGACCTTGCCGAGCTGATGACGGCCGGGCTGCACGGACGCAGGCAATTGGATGAAGCCGACGAATTGAGACTGGCGCAGTTTCTGCAGGAGAACGCCTGGGCTGCGTTTCACATCTGGGACCGGACGCAGCGCGGCGTGTTCCCGAAAGGGACGTTCGAGGCGACGGCGGGCCCGCTCCTGTGCGACGTGCTCAAGACCCCGCGCGGCGGCGCCTGGTGGAACGGCGCCAAAAGCGTGGGCTTCATCCCCGAATTCGTCGCGGATGTCGACGCCTTGCTCGCCGAAGGCGGTGGCGGCGGCGCGGCGTAGCGCGGTCACGGAGCCGGAGTGACGGGCGGCCGGCCTTTCGCGACGACATAAGCGAGCGCGGATCCCGATACGGCCCCGCCTATCCCGGCCGTGGCTTTGCCGATCCGCCCGTCGCGCGATTTGCCGGCGGCGGCCGGATCGATGCGCCTGCCGCGCTGAGCCTTCGCCTCGTCCGATCTCCGCAACCCCCCGGTCGAGCGGGACGTTGGATGGTTAATGGGCCGCGTGTCTGTTCGGCCCGATCGGAGGTTCGTCATGAAGAAACTGCTCCTCGCCGCCGGCGCCATGGGTGCGATGATGCTCGCCACGTCCCCGGCCGCCGCGCAACGCTATCATCGCGGCCACACCAGCGTCAGCGTCTCGATCGGCGGTGGCGGCTACGGTTACGGCTATGGGCCTTCCTACGGCTATGGCTATTCGCCCTACGATTATGGCTACGCCTATCCATCCGCCTACGATTATCCGGCCTACAGCACCTATTACGGCCGCGACTATCGCGATTCCCGGCGCCGCCACCATCGGCATGACAGGCGCTACGATCGCTACGACCGCTACGATGATGGCGATGGTTATTATCGCCGCTAGGTAGCCGCTCGCTGAGCCGGCCGCCGGCGGGCTGACCTGCTCAGCCCGCCGGAGCCACCTTCACGAACGGGGACGACCGCGTCCGAACACGCTGCCTAGAAGTGCCGATTGCGGAACGCGCCCAGGCCCGCACAGACGAACGACCCGATGGCGCCGAGCAACAAGACGAGCGCCATGATGTGAAACTTCGCGCGTTCGGGGGAGACGCCGTGCGCCGCCAGCGGCGCGGCGTCTCCGCGCAGCTCGAGCGAGCGGCTTAGTGCATAGAGGCCGATCGCGACCGCCAGGAGCAGGATCGTCTTGAAATTCATTCGCCGTGCTCCCTTGGCGCATCGGACCCCGGCGCCGGCCGGCTTTTCCCGCATCGCTCTCAATAAAGCCTTAACCCGCATGGACTTACGAGACGGGTGCGGGGTGGCTCGACTCGGAGTCACGCATGAAGAAGATGTCGTTTCAACTTTCGAAGGCGGTGGCTTCGGGCCGGGCGGGGAACGCAGCGCCCGAGAACCGCGAGGTCGTGCTCGAACGCCTGTTGCGGAAGCGCGCCGCGGCGCACCGGGCCGGGCTCGAGGATCAGGAAAAGATGCTTCGCAACCAGATCATCTGGTCGCTTCCGGTGATCTCGCCACCCGATCGAACCGCGTCGATCGCCGAACGCGAGATTGACCGGCTGCTCGATTGCGCGATCCATTGCCGCGAGGTGGAACGCGCGGGCGCCGACGCACGGACCGCGGCCGGGCTGCTCATGCTCGCCGACGAATGCGAGACCGAAGCAATCGAAATCGCGATGCAGCAAAGCGCCTCCGTCGCCTAGGCCGTCCCCCTCCGGCGGCGCCGGTCAGCCGCGCATTGTCCTCCCACCCACGACCGGGACGGCGACCGCGATGGCGATCCGGGCCCGAATGCGGGCGCCGCAGAACCATTCCTTGCCGCGCCTGCCCGGCGCGCCCAGCCCCTTATTGCTGCCGCGGCTGCGGCGCGGCCGGCGCGCGGGGCACCCTGCGCCAGGACACGATCCGGTTGGCGGTGTCTGTGATCACTTCGAGCGCCTGGCCGCCGCGGTCCGTCACCTGCCGCACCGTCTGGCCCCCGGCATTGGCGGTGTGCGAGACTTCGGTGAGGCCGGCCGCCGCGAGGTTCAGCACCTGGCCGTTGCGAAGCAGGTTGTTGGCGACGCCGCCGACCGTGCCCACCGTATTGTTCGCGACCCCGCCCACCGTGTTCACCGTATTGTCGACGGTGGACAGCAATTGGGTGACGATCGCCGGGTTGTTGTCGAGCGTCTGCAGCGTCCGTTCGATGATCGCGCGGACATTTTCGAGCCGGACGATCAACGTCGCCTGCGCGCGCACCCCGCGCAGGTCGATCCGGACATTGTCGATCCGCGCATCGGCGCCCGCGGTCAGGTGAAGCAGGTTGGCGAGCTGGGCATCGAGCGCGAGATGGAGCTGGAGGTTGTTCACGTCGATGGTGAGCTGCTCGACCGAAAGATTGGGAACGTCGAGGAGGACGTCGGGCTGGCTGCTGCCCTGCATCGCCTGCATCGCCAGCGGGGAATTCTGGGCCGGCCCGGGCGCGGCGTCGCGCTGGTTCCGTTGGGCCAGCGCCGGGGTTGCGGCGAGCGAAGCGAAGGCGAAGGCCGCGGCGGCGGCCGTCAACGAAGCGCGCATATCTGTCTCCCTGTTATGGACAGCCTAACGTCGATCGGGGGTCGCGGTTTCAGGCGCCGGCAAATTTGTTGCGGGGTCGGCGATTCGGGCCTCGGCGTGAATGTCCACGACCTTGTTCCGGCCGTCCGCGCGGGCATTGGCCGGGCTCGCGATCGTCACCCGGCTGTTCGCATCGGGCGTGGCATGGACCTGGAGCGAGGTCTCACCCCGCTGCCTGATATGGACCTCGCGCACGGTCGCGTGGAGGTTCAGCTCGATGTCCGGCGGCGGCCTGGTCGTATCGGGAAGCTGGGCGATGAGGAGCGCGAGGAGCAGCATGGCGGGTCAATGCCAATATGGACGCGAAGTTCCGCGCGGACCAGTCCCACGCATGAAGCTGACAAGCCTGCCAACCGGACGCCGACGTGCGCCGGGAGCCTCGCGAATCCACCACCGGTGAAAAGCAGATGCATCTCCCGGCTACGGTTCCGTCGGGGGCGGCGCCGCCTTCCCGAAGTGGGGCCGCCCCGCCGCGATGCGCTGCGTCTCCGCTTCGAAGCCCTTGATCCGCAGCTCCTGCTCCTTGAGGTCGAGCTCCCGCGCCTTGATCGCCGCTCCCTGCTCCAGCGCCTGGATGCGCTGCTGCGCCTGCTGAAGCTGCTGTCCCTGCTGCTGGATGACCTGCATCCCCTGCTGGATCTGGCCCTGAAGCTGCGGCGGGACCTGCGGCTGGCCGCCCCCGCTTTCCTGGAGCTCCGGCGGCAGCAGCAGTTTCAGCCGCTCGCCGATCTTGCCGGCCAGCGGCCAATCCAGCGCCTCCGCATAGAGATCGCCGATCAGCGGCGCCGCCTGCGGCACCTTCTGGATGAAGCTCTCCATCTGCATCGCCGCCTCCTCGCGCCTGGTCGTGAAAGACGGGCCCGACGAGACGGTAAGATCGTACTTCCCGGCGGTGAGATCGTAGATGCGGGCGACGATTCGCCCGGTCTCGTCCGCATGCTCGGTGACCGGCTGCCCGGTCGGCGCGATCTTCACCGCCGCCGGCGCCAGATCCTCGCCCAATATCCTGACCATCCGCTCGCTGCTGTACACAAGCGGGATGAGATCGAGCAGGATGCGGCCGCCATGGCGGATCGCGCGGCTGAGATTGTCGATGAAGTGGAAGGTGGAAACGTCGCCCTCGCGTTGCCGGGCCAGGATCGCGCGGCCCGAAGTCTCGTTGCTCCGCGCGCCGAGGGAAGCATCGTAAATCCCGATGATCGATTTCATGTCGTCATTGGCGTTGAGCGCCTCCTGCAGCGCCCCCGCGGGGACGCCCGAGAAAGGCTGGCGCTGCGGCGGCGGGGAGCCCTTCGCATATTCCAGCCTGGCATGGCTGGTGCTGTTGGCCGTGTCCCAATGGGGATCGGCGTCGAACGCGCCTTCCTCGCCGATCCAGGGCGTCTTGGGCGCGAGCGCGATCAGCTCGGTCGTCGTCGTCCGCCAGTAATTGAACATCTGCTGCGCCGATCTGGCGTCGCGGATCAGCGAGCGGAACCAGCGCTTGCCCCTTTCGTCGATCACCTCGTCGCCATAGACCGGGACGATCGGGATATATTTGCCCGCCCAGTCGACGCTCTTCAGCAGCTCGGCGCCGGACATGATGTGCTGCCTCACCTTCCAGCTCTCGGTCTCGCGGGCACTCCCGACGATGCCGATGCCGGCGGCGGCCAGCTCCGCCGCCCGGCGCTCGACCTCATCGACCCGCTCGATCGTGCCGTCCGAAAGCGCGACGATCGCGCTCCGCACCTTCTCGCGCGTCCAATATTCGGCGACGGTGACGTCGTCGCCGTCCAGCCATTCCGGGCAGTCCCGGAAATCATGGTCCCAGTCGGTCTTCTCGGCATCGGGATATTCGCGCTCATATTCGTCCTTCGACAGGGTGGTGACGATGAACGCCACGTCCCAGTCGGAGGAATCGGCGGCGGTCGATCGCGGGTCGCCATAGACGGCGAACGGGTTCGCCACCCGCTCGACGACGATGTCCTTCTCGAAGGCGTCGTCGCACGTATAAGCGAGATTGTAGCGCCAGAAGCCGAACCCCTGCCCCACCGCATGCTCGATCGCGGTGTCGGTGGCGACGTCGGCGTCGGACGCGGTCTCGATGTTGCGGATCAGCCCGTCGAAAATCTCCGCGACCCTCTTGTCGGCGCCGCTGTCCTGCGGATGCACCTTGATGCTCGGCTTGTTCTGCCGCGCGTCGTTGACGACCTGGCGGATGAAGGCGGGCATCTTGTTGAAGGTGAGGCAGGGTCGGTTCTCGCGCTTCCGCTGCTGCTCCATCTCGGCCGGCCATTGCTCGCCGAGCCTGGCGAAGCGCAGATCCTCGCGCGCGCTTTCCTGATTCTGGTGCCAAGCGTCGCGGCAGCGCTCATAATCCTTGCGCGCGCGCTCGATCAGGCGCTCGTCGCCGCCGGCATCGGCATCATCCGCGGTGGCTTTCGGCTTGCGGCTCATCCCATCCATCCTCCCTCGATCACCGGCCGGTCCCTGATCCTGCGCTTCTCGATCGGGGCCTCATAGGCCACGGCGCCAAGCCCGAAGGCGTCGGCGCCGTGCGAGGCCCAATCGTGGGCCGGCCCGAGCCCGATGCCCCGCGCCTCGTCCTTGCGTTCGTGATAGGCCCCGAGCGCGTCGAGGCCGGCGGCGCAGCTTGCTTCGTTGAACCACATATTGGGGAACAGCCGCCGCGCCGCCTCGATCCGGAGGGTCGCCGCGCCCTTGCCCTGGTTGCGGACCACGACGACCGCAAAGCCGGCCTGCCGCAGCGCGCTTTCGTAGCTGGCGTCGTGCACCCGGTCCGCCGTCGCCCCGTCATGGGGCAGCACGCACAAGGCGCTGCCATAGCCCTTGGCGCGCAGCCAGCCGACATGGGTGGCGAGCGGCTGGCCCTGCGCCTCGTAATAATCGAGCCACCTCAGCTCGCGCCCGACATATTGGACGATCCAGATCGCGACCGCATCCGCCTTGGCGCCGGTCCCGCCGATGTCGAACACCGCGCGCACCGTCATCAGCGGGTCGGCGGAGACGCGGCCGATCCGCCCCGCCGCCCGCGCCTCGCTGAGCTGCCGCGCATAATAAGCGCCTTCGGTCACCTTCGCATAACCGCCTTCCCAGATATGGTCGTACTGATCGGGGCTCATCCTCAGGCAATCCTGCCGTTCCTGCTGGAGCTCGGCGGTGAACCACGGATTGTCCGACCAGTTGACCCGCGCGACGATCGCGCCCGTTGGGATTTCCGGCCCGCGCAGCATCGCGTCGACCGGGTCGGTCCGCCGCCGCGGATTCCAGGCGAACCAGAGCTCGGAGCCGGCCGCGCGGATCGTCGGCCGCAGCAGCGCCAGGCTGCGGGCGGAAAGGCTCTGCGCCTCCTCCACCAGCGCGCGCCGGAAGCCTTCGAGCGATTTGATGCTCTCGGCCGTGTGATCCTGCATGCCCTGGAAGATGATGATGCCGTCGCCCGGAGTCCGGATCAGCTCCCGATAGATTTTGAACCCGTCCGCCTCGCCGAACCCGAACCTGGCGAGCTTGCTTTCGATCAGCCTCTTGGCGCTGTCCTTCAGCGATTTCTGCACCTCGCGGATGCAGACGCTGAGCAGGCCCCGCTCGCAAAGGCTGTCCTCGATCAGTTTCTCGGCGAAGAAATGGGATTTGCCCGATCCCCGCCCGCCCCACGCGCCCTTGTACCGCGCCGGCGCCAGCAGCGGGTCGAACGCCGCAGCCGTGGCGATCTCATGGGCGGACAATGATGCGCCTTATCTCATGGATCGGTTCATGCTTCTCCGTCTCGCCGGGGGGCTGCCGGAGCGCGATCAGTTTCGGATAGAGGCTCGTGTAGAAGATCTTGCGGTTGTCCTCGTTCGCCTTCACCCATTCGGCAAGCGCCGCCACGCCGCCGATCTCGTCGAACGCGTGCGCGACCGCATCGCGCGCGATCGTCGCGACCCCGTTCGGCGCCAGCCGGCAGGCGGCGGCCTGGGCCCGCGCCGCGGTCCTGCGGGCTCCGGCCTTCGCGCGCGCTGCTCCGTCCCCGCTCCGTGCAGCCAA